CAGACCGTACCCCGCACGATAGTAAGAGGTCAGGTTGCCTGCGCGGGAGAAAGGATCTAACTGGTATGCTCTTAGAGCTAGGGTGCAATTCCCGAATAATCCGGTGGGCTGGCCTAATTCTCACAGCCCGGGGCGTGCGGTTGAGATCCGCAGCATGGTGAGATCGTCTTGAGACGGGTGGCGCTCCAAGGTCCCCTCCACTTCCTGTGGGGGTAGGGGGGCCTTGGGGTGGATAGAAAGGGATACAGCACTAAAAGGGAAAACAATGAAAGCTACAGCAAGTTTCAAACTGAGCAAAACGGTAAAAAGAATGTTAGCAACGATGTTCAAGGCTAACCCTACTGAACGTAACGCGTTCAAGAATATGATGATTAGTGTTGAGTTATTGGAAAGTAACCGCGTGAAATCCGGAGCGTAACGCTAAAACGGGGACGAGATGATTGAGTTTGGGGATTGCCGAGAAATAATGCGCCGATGGAAGGAACAAGGCATCAAGGCGCAAACCTGCGTTACTAGCCCGCCGTATTACGGATTAAGAGATTACGGTCATGAAGGTCAGATAGGGTTAGAGGAAACGCCAGAAGAATACATTAAAGCGATGGTAGAAGTCTTTCGATGCGTTTGGGACGTGTTGCAAGACGACGGCACTCTCTGGCTTAACATTGGTGATAGTTATTACAATTACCGGCCCGGCAAAGGTCAGGCTTTGGTCAAACAGTCCGTGAGTAATAACAAACAAGACTTACCAGATAACTGTGCCAGACGCGGTAATAAACTTGACGGACTGAAAGAAAAAGACTTGATAGGCATACCTTGGATGCTAGCATTTGCGCTGAGATCAGATGGTTGGTATTTGCGGCAGGATATTATCTGGCACAAACCCAATCCCATGCCTGAAAGCGTGCAAGATCGCTGCACCAAGTCGCATGAATACATTTTTCTGTTAAGCAAATCTCAGAAATACTATTACGATATCGATTCCATAAAAGAAGAAGCTAACAATGCTGGAAAGAGAATCACGCTTGGTGATAAATCCTTTTCTAAAGGACAGGCAAATGGCGCGAATATTGAACCATCTGGTAACGGTAATGCAGATTTTTATGATGTTCCTGAAAATAGAAATAAACGCAGCGTATGGACTATAACCACAAAACCCTATACTGGCGCACACTTTGCTGTATTTCCATCTGACTTAATAGAGCCTTGCATATTGGCTGGTGCTCCCGTAGGTGGGATTGTTTTAGACCCATTTATGGGATCGGGAACAACTGCACAAGTAGCTCAGAATCTTGGAAGAAAGTATTTAGGATGCGAATTAAATATTGATTACAAAGACTTACAAGACAAAAGATTGTCACAAACATCTTTAGAACTTGTATAATTAGTTTATTGCCCCCATAGCTCATCTGGTAGAGCAACTGATTTGTAATCAGTAGGTGGCCTGTTCGAGTCGGGCTGGGGGCACCAAATTTGGAGGCGTGAGTGAAAGAGACTTTAAGACGTATATCTTTGGAATTAAAACTAAGCCGGTTGCTAGTTAAAGACGCCGATCCACTACAAACCCTGTTCACTCACAGCGTCCTGCTGTTAAAACAAGAGCGATATCAGGAAGGTATTGAAACACTTAACGAGGCGTTACTCTACGCCGAACTTCCAGAAATCTACAGCAACCTAGCCTACGCTAGTTCCAAACTCCATGATTATGATAAAGCTATTGCTTATTATCGCAAGTCTTTGGCTATGCGCCCCAATCATCCTAATAGTATTAATGACCTCTCATTAGAGTTGCTAAGGTTAGGCGTTTGGAAAGAAGGCTGGGATCTATTTGAGTATCGTAATGTTTATGAGAGTGGATTCTCTGACCGGTATGTAAAAGGCCGCATACCAATATGGCAAGGTCAGGATTTAACGGGTAAGCATATCTATATTTCCAAAGAACAAGGCTTCGGTGATGCCATACAGTTTATCCGTTATCTGCCTAAGCTAATTGAGAAAGCGGATCACGTTACTTGGCTATGCGAGCCGGCCTTACTTAAGTTGTTCAAACAATCATTTCACCCAAGCAAAGTAACTTTCGTAGATAGTTTTGAAACTGTGCCAGCATGTGATTACTGGCTATATCAAATGTCTTTGCCTAGATTAATAGGCGAAGTTGAGCGTAATGCCTATTTAAACGCCGACAGGCGTGAGTTAAATCTGCCTGACGGATTCAAGGTTGGGCTGGCATGGAAAGGTAATCCCAAGCACGTCAATGACGCCAATAGATCATTAAAGCTATCCGATTTTGATGAAATGCCTGAGATTCAGTATGTTAGCTTGCAGAAGTTAAACGATAATCCTTATGAGATTGATAACAGTCCGCAAAACATTATTGATATTGGTAGTAGTGTTGGGGATTGGGATGAAACGGCTGCGGTTATAGATCAGTTAGATCTGGTAATTTGTGTGGATACCGCTATAGCGCATCTAGCAGGCGCGATGGGTAAACCTTGCTGGGTAATATTGCCTTATTACGGATCTGATTGGCGTTGGGGTCTATATGGAAACAAGCGTTGCAGATTATACAAAAATACGACATTGTTCTGGATGGATGAACGTGGTACGGTAATGACTGAAATTGCTGAAGAATTGAAGCGATATATAACTGAAACATTGAGGGTGTTATAATGGGGAAACCCTAACCCGGAGCAGTTATCATGGACGATTTATTATTGCAGGACATCGAAGCTGAGTTAGATCTATCTGTTGAGTCCAGCGCAATCTGGCTTCAAGACTTCCTTTCGCGCATGGAAGAAGAACTTGAAGAAGATGATTATAATACGTTAAGCACCATAGTTCAGAACCTCTATGACTGCTCAGATTATATTCGTTCCGAACTAGGTATCGGCGGCGAAGAAGATGATTACGAAGAAGACGAGGATGACGAAGAATACGACCCTCATCTTCCTGCCATGTTAGACGAGCAAGACGAAGATGATTATAGAACCTTCGTGGGTACATGGGACTCTATCCGTTTTTTAGAAGACGAGTACGGTGAAATTACCGGCATCCAGGTTGACTTTGCATGAAACCCGGGCTCTACAGAAACATTCACCTAAAACAGGAGCGCATAGCTCATGAATCAGGCGAAAAAATGCGTAAACCCGGAACGCCTGGCGCACCTACTCCTGAAGCGTTCAGAGAGTCAGCTAAGACAGCAAAGCACAAGGATGGCGGAAATGTATCTCTCGCTGTTGGTCGCGGAGAAAAGCTCTCAGTCGAAAAAGGCGCAGGATTAACCGCTAAAGGCCGTGCTAAGTACAATGCTAAGACTGGTAGTCATCTGAAAGCCCCTCAGCCTGAAGGCGGCAAGCGCAAAGATAGCTTCTGCGCTCGTATGGCGGGTGTAGTGCATCACGCTACAGGAGATGCCCCAAGAGCTAAGGCTTCACTTAAGAGGTGGCATTGTAAGGGGTGGTAATCTGTCAGCGTGAGTATATAGATTGTTAGCGTATTCTAAATATGCTTTATAAGCTTCTTCAGCAGTATCGTAGAAACCAATGGTAATACGTTTTTTGTTGTGGCATATTCTTGACATCCACTTTAGCATCTGTTTATGCCAAGTTACGCCACGATAGCCTGATGTACTGTTTTTAGGGCAACTTCTGTTTTGTTGATTTTCGCTGTTAGTAGCAAGCCGTAAGTTTTGCAATCTGTTGTCTGATTTAACGCCGTTCATATGATCAATGTAATAACCTTCAGGAATGTGGCCAAACATTAAAATCCATATCAATCTGTTAATTCTGAAACTTTTTGAATTTATAGTACATAACGAATAACCGCGATTGTTTATTGTTCCAACTTTAGAACCTGCTACTACATTTGAGCGTCCTTGTTTCCAAGTTAAAAGCCCTGTTAACGGATCATATTCAAAGATTTCTTTAAGTTCTTCTTGTGATGGATACATGGCAAACACTCTGATAATTTATGGTAAAATAACTTTACCACATTACAGCAAAGTGGTAAATATATGTTATATCTAAGTTTATTGAAGTATGTGGCGATGCTTGGCTTACTGGTTGCAGTAGGTCTATGGCAACGCCACGATGGCGCATTATCTGAGCGTGTAGTTTGGGAAACAAGACTGGCAGAAGAGAACGCTAACGCGGCTAAGTCAATCCAAGTTGCGGAAGAGAGCGCAAGACAGAAAGAGCACGACAGCGCACAGCGGATACAATCCATATCGGCGGATTACCAAAGGAAATTGGCCAATGAAAAAACTAAATACAAATCTGTTGATGTCGCTGTTGCTAATAATGATTTCAGGCTGCTCGACCGTGGCGCCACCGCCGTGTGCCCCAACAATGGTGGAACCGCCGAAGCTACCCCCAGCGCCGGAGGAAGTAATGATGGTCCGGCCTGCAAACTTTCGGCAAACACTTCTAGAGCTCTTTGGTTTTTCGCCACAAACGCAGATGACGTCGCCGAACAGCTCGCAGCCTGCCAAGCCATAGTAGAGGCTGATAGAAAATGAGCAATGTCGTCGAGGTACAGTTTTCTGATAAACAGTTAGCCATCGACGCATTAAAAGAACCAGTAGAAGGCGGTATCCTACTGGCTACAGATAAAGAAGGGATGTATCAAGTTATACACTTCGGCGCTATACAACCCTATCTGTATATTGGATTACTCCAGAGAGTTATCAAAGACCTTCTTGACCAAGAAGAACAAGAAGAAATTTAAACGCCGACCGGCGTGTAATCCATATAAACTATCATTAATTACATTGATGTGATATAATCTTTTGCATGAAACTTACATCAAAACAAGAGAATTTCTGCCACGCATTCATAGAGTTAGGCAATGCGAGTGATGCTTATCGCGCCGCGTATGATGCTGAAAAAATGAAAGAAGAAACGATCTGGAGAAGCGCTCACGATGTCCTTAAAAACCCCAAGGTTGCCGCAAGGATAGAAGAGCTAAGAGCGCCTATAGTAGAACGGGTCAGAATCACGCTAGAAAGCCATCTAGACGAGTTAGAAAGGCTCAAAGAGATCGCCCTACAGAAGGACAACATCAACGCAGCCCTGACCGCTGAGATGGGTCGTGCAAAAGCAGCGGGACTATACGTTACAAAGGTAGAGAGCAAGACTGAGTTGACTGGACCAGAGGGCGAGCCAGTTAAGTTTGTAATAGATGAAGCCATCAACAACCTAGCAATGCGTATACGCTCGAAAGAGCTATGACAGATGTTCTAGATCTAATAGAAGAGAACTCTGCCGGTCTGGGTGATCTAGATAAGATAGCTTACGGCGCTCACCTTAATTGGTTATCGAGAGCTAAGTATTACCAAATAGCGCCCCCATTAGAGCAGGATTGGACTCACTGGCTGGTTATAGCGGGACGTGGAGCCGGCAAGACACGCCTAGCGGCAGAGACGCTGTGGTGGTGGGCGTGGAGCAACCCTAACTGTAGATGTCTTATTCTTGCTCCTACGGCAAATGACTGTCGTCTGACCTGCCTAGAAGGCGAATCAGGGTTACTGAACGTAATCCCACAAGATCTGGTGGCTGATTACAACAAGACAGATATGACTGTGTTCCTGAAGAATGGCTCTCAAATTAGAGCTATTTCCGCAGATACCTATGAGCGTCTACGGGGACCGCAGTTTAGCTATGCTTGGTGCGATGAGTTAGCGGCTTATCAATATCTGGAAGAAGCGTGGGATATGATGATGTTTGGCTTACGCTTGGGTAAGTCTCCGCGTGTTATTGTGACGACCACGCCTAAGCCGCGAGACAAGCTTATCGAGTTGATGGAATCCTCTGATTCGGTCGTAGACACAGCGAGTACCTATGAAAACATTGATAACTTGGCGCCGACTTTCCAGAAGCAGATTCTTCAGTATGAAGGCACGCGTTTGGGTAGACAGGAGCTACACGCCGAGCTCATTGATCCAGAAGAATCAGGCGTCGTTACGCGAGATATGTTTCGCCTCTGGCCTAACGGTAAACCGCTGCCTGATTTTGAATACATTATCCAATCATACGATTGCGCCTACTCGGAAAAGACACATAATGATCCCACTGCTGCTACCACTTGGGGCGTATTTAAGCCTCTTGATGGCCCTATGGCTGTATTACTTATAGATTGCTGGCAAGAGCACTTATCGTTCCCCGATCTGAAGCCCAAGGTCATCGAGGAATATCAGAATAGTTATGGCGAGGGCAAGAAGCAGAAGCGCCCTGATTTAATCCTAGTGGAGGACAAAGCTGCAGGTATCTCGCTTATTCAAGAGCTACAACGCGCACATCTGCCTGTCAGGGGATGGAACCCTGGGCGCGCTGACAAGATGCAGCGTTTACAGATTGCTGCTACTGTTGTGGCAGCCGGAAGAGTGTGGCTGCCCGAAAGTTCTGTTAAAATGGGTTATGTTAGAGACTGGGTAGAGCCTATGCTTTCCCAGCTATGTTCGTTCCCTGAGAGTAACCACGATGACTTTGTGGACTCAACGAGTATGGCATTGCGGTTTCTGAAAGATACGGGATGGCTGGAGATTAACCCGCCGCCGAGAGAAGATGACGAGTGGTACGCTGATGACGCAGCCCCGAAGCGGCTGAACCCTTACGCGGTTTAATTATGAATATCTCAGACGAACTTGAAAAGATACTGAACGACATGGACGAAGATGAAAAGCGGAAGCTTGAAGAGTCTAACACCGCTAAGTCTATGGCGCTGCTAGCTGACGGCGGGACGCCTACCGGCGTGTCCAAGAAAGCGCCTGCCAGTAATGATCTCATCCACGAGCTTAGAGCGCAGATGTACGGCGCTGATCCTGCTAACACGAATATGCCTATGCAGCAGGACTTCGCTACTCAGCTGATGCAATACTTGGCGCAGATGTATTTCCCCGGCTTGGTGCAGCAAGGACAGGCTAACGTGCCTACGGCGGCTCAGGGAAACTATGCTGACGTTCCTAGCCATGCTAACGGTGGAAGTGTTGGTTATCATCAGCCTGGCAGCTTAGAGCAGAATATGCTGGCGTTAGGCGGCCACAGAGCATTGCCTATCATTATGGCGTTGCATAAGGCTGCGGGTGGGAGTGTAGATCTCCCAAAGTTTAAAGGCGGAGGCGACTTAGGAGTGTCTGAGTCAGTCGCTCAATCTGCCGGAATACCACAAGATTACTTTGGCTCAGATCAATCCGAACCCTCGCCTTATCCGTATGTAAGCTACTCAAACACAACCGTTCCTAACGGTCCTGCGCCTGATAGAGCTGGCGTGCAGTCATTAGATCCAATCTCAGTTCGTGTACAGAAGCCTTCTTTCTTGCAGAACCTTGGAGAGGATATATTGGGCGCTGCTGACGTAGGCAAGACGCTGATGCTTGGTACTGCTGGAATGATACCGGGCACAGCTGAGTTTATGGCCAAGGCGCTAGAGAAGGCGCTTACAGGCGATAACAGCAAGTCGGCTCAAGATCTGTATGCTGAATCATTGTCGCATTACACACCTGACCTGCTGACTGAACGCGGCAAAGAGATGGGCGGGGATTTAATGAGCTTTATGGAGCGCAACAAGATCCCGTTGGCTATCCCTGAGTTGATGCCGTTTGAAGAAGCGCTAGGATCAGGGGCGGGTGCAGCGATGCGTAAGAGTGATGAAGCATTAAAGTCGTTAGAGCCGCCGCCTGGTACGTTGGCAATGAACGTCTATCATGGAACACCACACAAATTTGAGAAATTTGACGCAAGCAAGATTGGAACAGGTGAAGGAAATCAAGCACGCGGGTATGGATTATATTTAGCAGAATCTCCTAAGACAGCTGAATTCTATAAAGACACATTAACTCCATCTCAAGAATTTGTTAATAATGAGCCTATTAACTATGACAATCCAATGCACATATTGGCGGCAAGATTGCGAGATAATGGCGGTGACTTGGCTGAAACAAGAGAAGCTTTAGAAGGTTTAGCTACACCTCTTCAAGGGAAGTCAAAAAGAACTGTTGATTTAGGAAAAGAAGCTTTAAGGCTTTTTGATAATGGCAAAAGACCGGTTTTGAAGACTGTGAAGTCTGAAGGTAATTTCTATCATGTAGATCTACCTGATGAGCACATTGAAAACATGTTGGATTGGGATAAACCAATAAAAGAACAATCAGAACTTGTAAAAAGTGTAGCAAATAGTTTATTGCCAAAAATAAAACAAACAAGTCCTGATTTCGACCTAAATAAGGTTACCGGTGAAGGTTTATACAGATCTTATCAACAGTATCGCGGGAATCATCCTGAGTTTGCTAGCGAAGGATTAAAAGAGAATGGAATATTTGGCATAAAGTATTTAGATCAAGACTCTCGACATGCGGGGGAGGGAACGCGCAACTTTGTAGTATTCCCTGGTGAAGAAGATAAACTTAAAATCCTGAGCCGCAACGGCGAGCCAGTAAATCCTACAGAACTAACTCCTGAGCAGCGTCTGGCTAACTTTGAAAACTATATAAAAGACGCGCAAATAAAAGATCGCCTTTACCATGGAACTACGCATGATTTTAGAGAATTTGATCCTAAAAAATCTATGGGTGACTTAGGAGTATCATGGTTAAGCTCTGACCCTAATTTTGCTAGTGGATATGACTACACGCAAAACACTGGGCATGTTATGCCAGTACATACAAATGTTAAAAACATATTTGATTTTGATAATCCAGAACATCTTAATAAGCTTAAGGAAGCCGCAAAAGACGTTGAAATATATGATCCTGTACGCGGCTTTACAACGCTTGATAAATTTGTACCCGAAAACGGACAATATTATTCTGCCGAACATCCTGGATTGTTTAGGTTGATCAAAGATATGGGCCACGATGCGGTTGCGGTAACTGAGCGTGGAGTAAAAAACTATGGGATATTTAATCCTAAAACAATTAAATCGGCGATTGCCAATAAAGGCACATACGATACAACTAAACGCGATATAACTAAAGCACAAGGCGGCGCAGTATGAGCGATGACATTCAAGAAAACGAAGACGGAAGCGCAGACGTAACTCTGCCTGACGAGGACTTAGAGGTAGAAGAGCAGCCTGACGGTTCTGCTATCGTCCACATGGAGTTCAAAGGCCCTGAAGAGGACGCCGACTTCTACGAGAACCTTGCTGAGACCATAGACTCATGGGATCTGAGCAAGATGGCTCTGAAGTATATGGACTTCATCGAGAAAGATAAGCAGGCTCGTGAAGATCGTGATAAGAAATATGAAGAGGGATTGCGTCGTACTGGATTAGGTAATGACGCGCCTGGTGGAGCTCAGTTTGAGGGCGCTTCTAAGGTTGTGCATCCGGTAATGGCGGAGGCTTGTGTGGATTTCGCTTCCCGTGCGATCAAGGAACTGTTTCCACCGGACGGACCTGTCCGTACAAAGATTCTAGGCGAAGTCACTGAGGAAAAGCAAGAGGTAGCTGACAGAAAGCGTGACTTTGTTAATTGGCAGCTTACAGAGCAGATTGAAGAATTCCGTGATGAGCAGGAGCAATTACTGACTCAGTTACCATTGGGTGGGTCACAGTTCCTCAAGATCTGGTATGACGAGCACAAGCGCCGCCCATGCGTTGAGTTTGTTCCTATTGATAACATCATATTGCCGTTTGCTGCTGCCAACTTCTATACCGCTCAGCGTGTAACTGAAGTTCAGGACATCACAGAATATGAGATGGAGTCTCGTATCCGCCGTGGGCTGTATCGGGATGTGAATATCATCCGCGCCACGATGGAACCGGAGATGTCGCATGCCGAGAAGGCGAATAACAAGATTGAAGGCAATAAGTACCAAGACAACAAAGATGGATTACGCCGTGTATACCATGTATATACGTGGCTAGAGTTAGAAGAAGATGCGCGCACGAACGGCGAGATGGCTCCTTACATTCTGATGATTGACGAGTTGGATTCAGAAGTATTGGGGTTATATCGCAACTGGGAAGATGGCGACGAGACAATGACCAAACTTGATTGGATGGTCGAGTTTAAATTCATTCCTTGGAGAGGTGCTTATGCTATTGGACTTCCTCATCTCATTGGTGGCCTTTCTGCCGCTCTTACAGGCGCTCTTCGCGCCCTTTTGGACACCGCTCATATAAACAACTCGGCAACGATGCTGAAGCTCAAGGGCGCTAAGATCAGCGGTCAGAGCCAAAGCATTGATGTCACACAGGTCGTAGAGATTGAAGGTGCGGCGGGTGTGGATGATATCCGCAAGGTTGCGATGCCGCTGCCGTTCAACCCACCCTCGCCTGTCCTGTTCCAGCTATTAGGATGGCTGACAGACTCGGCTAAGGGCGTTGTAACCACGGCTGAAGAGAAGATTGCTGATGCGTCCTCTAATATGCCTGTGGGAACAACCCAAGCGTTGATCGAGCAGGGTGCTGCGGTGTTCTCGGCTATTCACGCACGCTTACACGCCTCGCAGAAGAAAGTCCTGATGATCATCGGACGTATCAACCGGTGGTATTTAGACGATCAGCAGCACGGCGACATGGTTGCGGATTTAGAGATCCAGCGTTCAGACTTCAACCGTAACAGCGATATCGTTCCTGTATCTGATCCACACATCTTCTCTGAGACGCAGCGTATTGCTCAGATGCAGTCTGTAATGCAGATGGCCGGACAATATCCGCAATTATTTGATATGAAAGCGGTTGTCTCGCGGATGCTCAAGCAGTTGAAGGTACCTGACGTCAATGAGCTGATGCCTGACTCTGCCAAGCCGCAGGAGATGGACGCCGCAGAAGAGAACGCCGCTATGGCATTGGGTCATCACGCGTTTGCGTATCCAAATCAGGATCATCTGGCGCACATTCAGGCGCATATGGACTTCGGATTGGATCCTGTGTTGGGTGGCAACATCTTGATGGGCCCGCAGTTCATTCCTGCTGCACTTGAGCACATCAAGCAACACTTGACATTGTGGTATCGTGACCGCATGGCTGCACACTCAGGCAACAAGACATATACATTTGATGACGGCGATCTGAAGAAGGATGTTAAGAAGAA